TGGTGTTGCCGCGAAACTGCCGGGTCGGTCGGGTGCGGCCCCGCCCTCCTGTGCCACGCGCGGGTGCCGCCGGACCTGCACGACAGCGCGCCAGGCGTGGCAGCACATTGTGGTAGGCCCGGAGGGAGTGCCCGAACGCCTGTCTTTGCAGCGATAATCGTGGCAACCAGCCAGCCTCCGGCAGCACGAATATCAATGGCTTGTTGGTCGATCTGGAAACCGCCCGTCGCCCATGGCTGACATGTATTTGCATGGCAACGGAACAACCTGCCCAGCCTGCGAGCTGCGACGCGAGGGTCGGTCTCCGCATGACGTGGTCGAGTGTAATCGCTGTGCCGGGACGGGCCGAATAGCGCGACCTCTGGCCGAGATCGTGGCCATGCACGTCGAGGACGCGCGGCGCCTTTATTGGCCTCAGGCAGCCACACCACCTAAAGCAGCCCGGCGGGAATTTCGCGGTCGCTGACCAGAAGCTCGGCGGCGGTCGGCGCGGTGCTCTCCAAGCTTTCCGCGTGGCTTGGGCTGATGGCACAGCCGGCCCCCGTCCATCAGGCAGACGAAGACTTACCCCCCACCCGGTCCGGCGGGTGCACGCATGTTGGCCGGGTCGATCATGGCCGGCAGACAGCTGTCATGCGCGCGTCGAGGTGGTTTATCCACGCCGCGACAGCCACAGGCGATGCCGCCAGATCGGCACGCGAAGGTTTCTGAAGACGCGCCTCGGCATAGGCGTCGCAGCCGCTACCAACGATCATCGCGCCCGTACACGCGGTCAGCATGATCGCCAGCACTGCCCCCAGCAGTCTCTCTCTGTTCCTTTGCCACCGCGTCACGGCCAGCCTCCATCCGTTTCCTGTCACGTTCGAGATCATCGAGGCGCTGCCGGGCGACAGCATTCCCGCGAATCCGGCGCAGCGCGGCGAAGATTCCGCCGCCCGCTGCCAACAGCCCGACGACCCATCCCCACACGTCCGGGACAAGATCGATCACGGCGCGCGCTCCGACGTGACATATCCCATGGCCCCGATCACCAGTGCCTCAAGCGCGGGCTGGAAGACCGAGACGAAGCCGTCTGCCTCGATGCCGTAGGCTTCAAGGGTCGCGCGGACGCCGCCGACAATGGCAGCCGTCAGCACCATCGCCATCACCTTGCGCGACGGCAGCGCCGACGGCTGCCCGTCGATGGTGTAGGGCTTCAGATCGCTCATGACAAATCCGCCGTCTCGGCTGCCACGCCGAACATGGAGGCCGTCTGCAAATGGGTGATGGCGATAGCGGCCTCTCGGCTGCCGGGACCACGCACATCGGCCAGCGGCTGCAAGTGGCTGATGAGTGCAGCCGCCAGCGCCTTGACGGCCTCGACGCGCGGGCGCTGGCTGGGATTGAAGCCCATGCGCACCAGGGTGGCAGCGTCGTTGGTGATGGGGATTGTATGTTCCGGCAACGCCGCCGTGCGAATTACGATGTGCATCACTTCACCTCCTTGAGAACTGCCGAATAGCCCTCGGCCAGGCGCTTTTCCTTCCAGCGTTTCCAGATCAGGACGGCGACGGCGGCCAGCGTGGCCACCGCTATCGCCGTCAGCAGCCATTCGGGGACCTCGGCCCCGTAGCCCGCGCCCGACGCGCCAGTGCCGGTGACCGCCGTGCCACCGGCCTGATTGGCCTTGGCCTTGGCGCGGTCCTCAGCGGCGGTCTGCCGCTGCTCGACGATGGCACCTCCGTGCAGGGCCTCGGTGGCCCACAGGACGGCATGGGCATTCACATCGGCGACGCGCCGCCCCCAGCCACGGCCGAAGGTTTTCCAGATCGCCAGCCCCTGCATGAATGACAGTCGGGCCTTGCTGATGGCCTCGATAGCCGTCACGGGGTCCTGGCATCCCCACGCGGCCTGAACAGTCTTGCTGCCGACCTTGCCGTCAGCCGTCACCCCAAGGCCCCGCTGGACCCACTTGGAGGCACGCTCCTGACCACTGTTGACCCCGGCGTCGTACGCCGAAAGCGCGAACCCCGGTGGCAGCCGGTGGAAGTTCGGCTCTCGGAAGAAATGCCGCTCGTACAGGGACAAGGCATCGTCAGGCGTCATCGCGCGCATCCGCGCCTCAGGCCATCGTTCGCCCGTCACACGTTGCAGCGTCGCCTGCGTCCAGCCGAACATCGTCTTGCCGCCCGGATCGTCCTTGTGATCCGACCAGCCGCCCTCCCACCGGGCGGTGATCGGATGGATGTCCTTCCTGAAGGTTCTGGCCATCACCTCACCACGCCCCGTTGCTGCTCCATCGCGCGCAGGCGGGCGGAAATGTCCGCCTGCCCCTCGGCAAGGGCTGCGATCCGCTCAAGGATGGCCTTGAATTGTTCATCAGACCGCGCCGCGATGACCTGCGCCGCCTGCTGGTCGCGCCGCAGAAGGTCGATGTTGCCGGCATTGGCACCCGTCACGGCATCAAGCCGGGCAAGTTCCGCCGTGATCAGCTTCACATCGCCGCGCAGTCCGGCGACGGTCATGCCGATGAAGAAGCCGGCGCCGAGGATGGCAACGAGGATGGTCCAGGCCAGCCCCTTTTCGATGTGAATGCCGTGTTCGGTAGGTTCGATCATTTCGGAATCCTTCATCGGCCCCACCCCCATGAGGTTTCAGATTGCAAACAGCGGTGCAGAAGATCAGGACGGGCGCAGTTCCAGCCCGATGCCGATGGCCACGCCGCCGGACAGGCTGGCGGTGATCGCGGCCGCACCGGCGGTTGCCGTCAGCGAATAGGCTGACCAGCCCACGAAATCCTCGCCGGTGGACGACCCCGTGGCTGTTGGCGCGACAACCGTGGTGCCCGCCGATGGTGTCATCGTGATCGTGCCGTCGCCGCCCATGATCGCGCCGGTCAGCAGCCCGCCATCGTGCGATGTGGTACGGGACAGCGTTATATCGCCCGCGGCTGAAGTGCTCTTCAGGACAGTCGCTGCTGCACCGATCACCGGCGTTCCGTGTGCCCCGGCCCAGGTCTCGTAAAATATCTGACACGCCTCGAACGCGACCGGCGAACCCGTCATGTCGAGAACAACAGAACCGGTTCGGGCGCCTGCCAGATAGCCGATCACCGCCGCAGGCTTGAAAGCCCCGGCCTGACGGTAGTTGCCGCCACTCGGGATCGTCAATGCCGCGCCGGCCAGGGTAAACCCGGCCACCACGTTATCGACATCTGTCGAGGCGGACGTGCGTCGCAGCACCGCCTTGATGACTGCGATTTCATCCGCTGCCACGGTGATGGATGAAGATGTAAAACTGCTGGCATCCGGCGTTGTGTGGTTGAGGATAAGCCCGGAGTTGCGCAGGACAAGCCCGCCACCCCCACCCCCGCCGGTGGCCTGAAGCAGCGCGCTGTGATGATGGCTCATGATGGCACCGTGAATGTTCCGGTCGGATGGGTGCCGTCCATGGCGGGCGGCTGGACGGCAAACGGCAAGCCCTCGATGAAGGGTAGTCCGTCACCGCCCCGGATCGGATAGTCCTTCCACATCTGCGCGATCTGGTCGGCCGGGTGGTTTAGTTGCCCGTCTGCGCCGCCCAGCCCGAAGTCAACGCCCGAGGTCGGCAGGGTGCCCGATCTGGGATAGATGTAGACCCGCCCGTCAGACCTGATTTCCGCCCTGTGGACGTAAACGTTCCCGTATACAAAGCAGGTCGCATCCGTCCGGTGCGTGCCTGTGTCACTGATTGACGGTTCGCCCCGCGCCCGGCGGGTGGTGGTGACCGGCCCGGTACTGCACCCGACGCGCATCACCGATCCGTCCGTGTGGCGAAGCACCTGGTCGAACACCGGGACGCGCAGGTTCAACAGGCCGCCGGCCATCAGCATGAAATAGGCCAGCATCCGCGCCCGCCGCTGTGCCCCGTCCGGCCCGTACTTGAAAGGATGCGGCTCGTCGGTATAGCTGGTCCCGTTCGGATCATAGGCGCTGGCCGATCCGCCCGGCGCGACCCGAAGCCCTGTCTGATAGGCGTTCAGGCTGCAATTCTCTCCTGCGAACCGCGCCGAGAACAGGCCGTTTGCCTTCAGCAGGCGCCCGGCGTCGGTGCATTCCCGCTTGTGCTGGGTCAGGCCGACTTCCGGGCTGCCCTCGACGATTGTCCGCGTGGCGCCCTGGCTCTCGAACCGGTGCGAATCCATCAGCAGGAACCGCATGTTCGTCACGTCATAGAGGTCCGGCAGGATGTTGCCGTAGGTGGTATTCTGCGTCCCGGAACCGTCCGGCTGGATGTGGGTCAGCGCCCCGCCACCGGCGAAGGCTGTCCCGTCCGGCTTGAGGCCGAGGAAGAACCCCGCCCACACCTCGCCATAGGACAGGCGCAGCGGGCCTGGTGAGGCATACCATGACGACCAGCAGAGGCCGGGCGGGCTGATCCCGCCCCGCGCCGCCGTGGCCAGTGCCGCCTCGTCCGCCCACGGTCGGCCTGGATCGTTGTTGCTGGCCTCCATCCAAGCGGTGCCCGATTTGGTGTGCCGGATGATCGTGAAGAACTCGTCCGGACGGATCGCCAGCAGGGCGTGCGCGAAGGCGGCAAAGCCCGCCGGCCGGCCGCTGGCGCTGTTGCTCTCGACATGCCGCGTGCTGTTTTCCAGCGACCAGAATTGAACCCGGCTGTCCAGGGGCTCGCCAAGCGCCGCCACCGAAATCGCTGCGGCGACAGCGCTGGCAGGGATCGCAGCCCCGGTAGCGTAGTCCTTGTTGCCGCCCCAGTTCATCGCCGACTGCTGACCGTCGATGTAGGTTGACGATCCGGTTGACCGGCGCGGGTCCAGCCAGTTGTTGCGGATCGTCGGTGTCGTCCAGTTCACACCGCCGCCGTCCGAACACTTGATCACGCTCCCGCCGGCGCCAAGGGTCCAGCGGATGATGTTGTGCTGGACAAAGACATCGTCGTAGATGCGCGTAATCTGGTCGGCGGGGACATTCCGCTGCAAAAAGATGCAGGAGTTGATGCCCCGATTCCGGAGACTGGCACGGCCGTCGACCCAGTTCAGGCTGATCTCAACGCCGTTCTTGGCTGCCGGAACCTGGATCGTGTCGCAGTGCGGATCGACATAAAGCCAGTTCGCATTGTCGGTGGCCGTCCCCGCAGGCGGGGCCACCCCGAGCGAGGTGTTGACCCGGCAGATATAGCTTTCGCCGCCATTGTCCGCGACCTCCCCCTTCAGGTAGGTGCGGCCGGCGGAATAGGCGAGCCGGTCGTTGCCGAACGCCAGCGGCGGCCCGAAATAGTTCAGCGTGATCACCTGCTGCACCGTGTCGGTGCCATAGGCCTTGATCGCGTCATTCGGATAGTTGGTGAACCGGTTCCGCGTGATCAGCGGAAAGTTGGCCAGCGTGATGGCGGTGCCCGATCCGGAAACGCCGCTCTTGATGCAGGCGGACACGCCAAGCGCGCGGGTGGTGCCCAGATCCGGACTGCGCAGGCCCGTCCAGCCCTCGAAGGTATTCCACTCCAGCCGGGCGCAGGTGGCGCCGACTTCTGAGTCGAGAAAGAACGCCTCGGCAATCAGCTCGCCCGGATCGCCGAAGATGCACTGCCGGATTGCCCCGACATTCGCGCCAGCCGCCAGCAGCACCCGATGCTGGCGGAAGTCCCAGTCCTCGATGATGCCGCCCGACGCAAAGCTGGCGCCGACCGTGATCACGGCGCCGCTCCGGGTGATCCCTGTCGGGAAGGCATCGACGCCGGGCACCTTCAGCGCCGCCGTTGACTGCCGGCCCGTAGCCCACGGCTGCACCAGCGCCTCGACCGCGTTCTTGACACTCAGCGTCTCGGGCGTCGGCATCCCTGAAAGGGTCTGTTCAAGCTGGTCATCCTCGGACTGGCCCCACATCTGGATCACATGGCCAACCCGGACACGGTTGACGCCGATTGCCGTGACGGATGGTGCGGACACCAGCCGCACTTCGATGGTCATGGCGCTCCGGTGACGCGGCGCGTTGTAGAAGCCGGTGATCTGGTTCCCGGTGCCCGTCCCGGTTCCGACCGTCACCCACGGCAGGGCAGGATCGCCATTAATCGGGACCAGCCGCGCGGCCACCGCCTGCCCGGATGAAGCCTTGAACCGGACCGGGACAGCGCCGCTGTTCAGCCCGCGCCATGCGCCGCTGTCCACGTCGAAGTCCTGATACGGCAGTTCGTCGTAGATCAGGGTCGATCCGCTCGCGGCCTGCGTCGTGAAATTGGCCGAGGCCTGCGCAAGGTTTCCGGCCGCGTCCTGCTGGTCAATCTCGAACCGGTAGGCCGTGCTGGCCGCAAGTCCGCTTGCTGCGACGGAATGTGCCCCTGCCGCGTTCGATCCGGACCCGCTGGCAACCACAACGTTGTCGGACTGACGTTCGACCCGCCACTCAAAGGCGCCGCCCTCGTCAGTCGTCCAGTTGAGCTGCGACGTGCTGGACCCGATGCTGGACACCCCAACTGCTGTCAGGACCGGAGGCGTGGTGTCCGACGAAGGCGAGGCGGTCGTGATCGTGTAACCAACCGACCAGAGGCTGTCGAGGCGCGGCGTCTTGGTCGTGTCCCGGCACTCCCAGACAACCACGTACTGCGTCGCGGCCGTCAGCCCCGAAGCGTTGATGGTCGCGCCGGCCTCGTCCAGGTTACCGATGTAGATCGCGCCGGCGGCCGTCCATGCGTCCGGATTCTGCTCGTTGCCGGCATAGGCCGCGACCGGAATGATGCACAGCACCCTGACGGTGATCGTCGCGTCCCCGGTTACCCCCGGATCGGCCGGCAGGGTCACGGTAAATCCAAGCTGGCCGATGCTGGCAAAGTCGCCGGCCTGCAATGGCGCCGGGTTGCTGATAGTGGCTGTGGTGACAGCAGGCGGCAGGCGAAGGTGGGTGCCGGCTGTCGTGCGCAGACGGCTGCCCCCCGAAAGGCGGATTTCAGTCATGGATCAGGGCTTCCTGACAAGAATTTCAACGGCAAGACCATTCGGCGCTGTGCCGCTATGAACCGCCGCGACGTTCAGCAGCAGGACATCGCCAGTGGCCAGGTCGTCATTCGACGTGTTGACCGCCGTGCTCGCTGCGAACACCGCGGCGCCGACAGATGGCGCGGTGGTAAAGACGTTCGCATCGGTGGTGCCCCGGCGCCGGACCACCTGAACCGTGGTCGCGCCTGTCACGCCCTGCGAATAGGTCCGGATCGTCGCCCCGACCACATCGAACCCGTTCAGTTCCGCGCCAATCGGGATCATGACATGGGTCACCAGCCCGGTGGCCACCGCCTGGTCGGTGCGGAAGCAGGTCGCAGACAGCAGCCGCCCGGCTGCCGCCAGCAGGCTGGCGCCGGTTGCCTTCCGGTCACCCGAGCCGGTGGCGACGTACATTTCCGCCGCGCGAAGGGCCGTGCCGGTGGTTTCCGCCGTCAGTGCCGTAATCGTGTTGGCTGCTTCGCCGATCTGGACCATGATCCGGCCGGTTGTGGCGCTCGCTTCCAGCACCTCGGCAACCGGCTGGACATTGTTCGGCGCGGTCGCGACCAGCGCGCCCGCCGTGTTCCCGACATACAGCAGGTCGCCCACCGAAAATGTCGAAGTGTTCAGCCCGGTGATTTCTCCGGACTTGTACCCGGTCCCGTTCGTCGCCGTGGCCAGATCGGCGGCAAGGATGCCGTCCGCCGGGAAGGTGCCGGGCCCGTCCGCGTCTGCCGGGGCGATGTGCGGCACGCCGCCGGTGTTGGCACCTGTCAGGTAGTAGGGCGTGCCCTTGGCCATGGTCGTGCCGGTCGCGTTCCGGACGGTGACCTGGATGGCAACGCCCGGCGTGGCAGACAGGACGCCGGCGCTCAGGGCCAGCCCGGCGCCGACCGTCAGTTCCTCGACCGCGCCGGTGCCGGCCGTGCTGCGCCCCAGAAGCCGCGCCGTGGTCATCGTGGCCGCCACCACGTTGCCCGAGGCATCGAATTTCAGGAACGATCCCGCCGTGGCCGCGCCGGAAATCATCGCGTGCCGCAGCCATTCCGCGACCCCGGTCGCGACCGCCACGGCAGACCAGAGCGTCTTGGCCGAGGCGTTCAGCCACCGCGACCCGACATCATAGCCCTGGGTGGTGTCGTTCCCGACGCCGGGCGCGGTGGTGGCCGCGAAATTGTTCTTCCGCAACCCGGTGTCATTCAACTTGGTCCGGACGAGAAGGCCAATCTCGCCATTGGAAATGCTTGCCATGTCAGTCGCTCCAACTTTCGGTGTCGATCCACTCGCCGGCATCCGACCAGGTGCCGCCGGTCAGAATCCATGTGCTGCCGGAAGGCGGGGCAGCCGGAATGCCCCCCAGCGTGACCGTCGTCCCACCCGAGACAACAGTCTGGACGGCCCTCTCCGGTACGGTGATCGTCCGGCCGTTCAGGGTGACGGTCAGACTCATTGCGTCACGTCCTCGACGATCTCGATCATGAATGTGTCGGAGCTGGCGACGACGCCCGCATCGCTGTACTGGACATCGCAGACTGCCAGGCCGCCGGCGGGCCATGACGCCGTCTGGGCTGCCGTCGCCGACAGCGTGTACTCCCCCGCTGCGGCGCTGGTTACGGCGACTGAAAGCGTCGCCACGAAGGACCCGCGCCGGACTTGCGCCTGGATTGTGGTAGATGTGATGTCGAGCACGGCCCCGGTAACCGGATGCCGGCGGACGCAGGCGGCAATGAACGTGTCGCCCCGCTTGTGTCGCAGCGTCTTCATGGTGGTCCTTTCAGGCCGGAAATTGCGGGGCCAGGATGGCCAGGGACTGCGCCTGGCTGCCGCCGGCCTCCCTGCTCATCGCGGCCTGGAACACCGCGTCCATCTGCGCCGGCGTCCAGTTCAGCGAAGGATGTACCCGCAGCAACTCGATGTCGGGATGCGGGCGCTCGAACAGCACCACGTCGATCCACGCCATGCGCAGCGGGTCGTAGGACGACAGGGCCGCCACCACCGCATCGACGGCGGACAGGACCGTGCCTCCCTGGTACGGGATCAGCGCCAGCGTCCAGCGGAACGCCCGGCGATAGACCTTCATCCGGGCGCGCTCCTCGCGCATGGCCTCGTCCGCCTGGCGCGCAAGGCTGGCAGACGACCGTGTCAGGGTCGTCATGGATCCACCGTGACCCGGATCAGGCGGCCGACATGCGGCAGCGGCGGCAGGTACTCGATGGCATAGTGCCCGGCATCGGGCAGCGTGATCTCGATCAGGCCGCCAGCCTCGGCAACCGTCCCCATGATCTCGTGACCCGATATGTCGGTCACCTCGGCAACCGTGCCCGACGGGCAGCTGGCCAGCGACACCGTGCCAACGGCAATGACCGGCGTCCCGAGTTCTGGCCGCAGCGTCCAGGCACCTGCCACCAGACGCCAGCGCCCCGCCTCCGACGGCGGCCAGTCCACCTCCACGGCGTCTGGTGGCAGCGACGGGCCGCGACCCGCCAACACCGGATATTCGCCGGACAGGATGGTCCAGTTCACTTCTTCACCCGTATTGCACTGAACATGACCTGCCGGATGACATTGGTGGCAGAATATTCGCCTGTGTTCGCTAAAAGCCGCAGCCTGTATTCGACCTCATCATAATACCCGCCCAGCGTCCCGGTATCGGCGTAGACCTCCCATGCCGGCTGATCGACCAAAAAGGTGTCAAGTGTGTTCCAGTCCGAAAGAACACCTCCCAGTTCCGCGCGGCGCTGTTGCAACTCCAGCGTGATCGACGATGTTCCCGGCGCGCGCGCCTCGAAGACGACGGCGCGCAGCCAGATTTCACCGCGCTCTGTCGCCCCCAGTGACTGGTTGAACAGGTTCGCGCCGGACGCCGGCGCCGGAATGCTGGCCGGCGCATAGGCCTCCAGGATGTCCGACACCGCGCCGGTTTCCAGATCGTCGCGGACGAACCGCTGCGCCAGCGTCGTCACCCCGGCCCAGGCCGACCATGCCGTCGCCCGACCCGGTGCGCGCGGCCTGATCCGGACCTCGTAGGCCCGCTCCGCCACGATGGCTTGCGTCAGGACGCCGGACAGGGCATCGAGATCGGTCCACTCGCCGGTGATCGCGTCCGTCTGCCCGGTCGGACGCAGCTGCCAGCGCATGCCGGTGATGTCATCGACGCCCGGCGCCGTCCATGTCACCCGGATCGCCGGGCGCCGGTCGGTCCCGCCGCTGTCCTTGACCCGGATCGCCGTCAGGGCCAGCCCGGTCGCGGTGATCGTGCCGGGTGTTTCCTCGGTCGTATCGGGAACCGGCGCATCCGATTCATCTACCGTCGACCAGTCGTAATCGCTCGGGTCCCGCTCGCGCAGCGCGATGCCGACCTGCGCGCCCATCGGATCGTCGGTGATCGACGTCACCTCGAAGGTCTTGCCCACATAGCCGTTGCGGGCACTGGTCCAGCTGATCGTGTCCAGCACCTCCAGCCGCGCGGCATCGGGCGGCAGCGCAATCGAATGCCGGGCAAACCGCCGCTGGTCCTTCACATAGGCCTTGCTCAGCTGCTGCGCCTGCCGCCGGCTGAACACGGCCGGCAGCGACAGCGACGCGATCAGCCGCCGCCCCTGATCCTCGGTGATGAAGGACGTGCTGATCCACGGCGCCGCGTCCTTGGCCTCCCACAGGGCCGACGGCTCGACATAGCTGGCCTGCACCCCGTTCCACGTCTCGCTCAGCGCCGGGAACGGCTCGTAAAGATCGCCCGCCTCGTCGATCAGGTCATCGTCGGTGATGAACATCACCGGCAGCGCCGGCGGTCCGACCGCGATCCGCCACACCCCGCCGGCCTCGGCCATCTGCCCCGAACAAGATGCCAGCAGCCGCTCGATGACGTCGGCGGGCTCCTCGTCAACCGACGCCTCCAGTCCGGCCCTGTAGGTCGCCTCCGATCCGCCGGCCGCCAGCGTGACGCTGACATCGCAGGCGTTCATCGCCGCAAACCAGCTGGCCAGCGGCAGGTCGGCGCCCGCCGCAAGACCGCCCCAGACATCGCCGCTCGGCAGGGTGATCCCGCGCATGATGTTGTAGATCATCACCACCGGGTTTTCGGTCCGCTCCCAGGTCGCGGTATTCGCCCAGCGATGTGCGCCCGACCCGCCGACCGTGCTGTCCTTGCGCGGATCGTACAGCGGGATGCCAAGCACCTCGAAATCGACGCTGGGCAGGCCCCCCCGGAATACTTCCGGATTGAATCGGAAGGTGCAGATGGCGAGGTGCAGCCCGCGCCCGATCATGTCCGATGTCCAGGCGCGCGGCGACGACCCGAGATTGGACAGCAGGTAGCTGTCCGCCGCCGTCTGCGTGCCGGTCAGCTCCTTCACCCAGGCGCGACCCGCATACTTGCCGCCGACCTCGCGCCCCTGCGTGACCGTGGCGCCCAGCGTCACATAGGCGCCGTTCAGGATCACGCGGTTGATCGCCTGGCCGGGCATGGTGCCCAGCACGACGACATAGACCAGATGGCTGTTGTTCGATCCGTAGCTGCGCGGCGGCGCAGCCAGGTGGCCGGCGGTCGCGTGCCGCCCAAGGATGAACCGCTCGGGCGCCGTCCCGCCGGTGCTGGTGACATCCGTGCGGATTCCGCCCGCCCTGGGCTTGCCCTGCAGCGCGCGCGACAGCAGCGACAGCCCGACCGAGAAGGCCGTGCGGACAATGAACCCGGCAATCGCGCTGCTGGCAGCGAAAGCCTGGATCCCCGAAACCAGCGCGCCGATGGCCGCCGTGATCGGATCGGCCCGCGCCGGCGTCGCCAGGACGACGGTCAGGGCGACAGCCAGCAGCGCAGCGCGCGCCGATCCGGCCAGCCATCTGCTGCTGCGCCGCACCGTCAGACCCGGAAGCATCGCGCGGCCTCGGTCAACGGCACCAGTCCCAGCCCGTCCACGCGCAGCACATAGATCATCTCACCCTGGACGATCCCAAGCGCCTCGACCCGGCCTTTCATCACCGCCACGTCGCCAGGTTGGCCGAAGGCGCCCGGCACTTCCTCGAACCGCGCTGCCAGATATGCCGCCATGCTGCCATGCCCCGCCGCCTTCAGCGCCCGGCGCCCTTCGGCCAGGCTGCCATAGGCGATGTCCGCGCCGTGGCGGTCACCGGTCATCGCCTCGACCGCGCCGGCGGCGAACCGTGCACAGTCATGCGCGCCCGGTGCGAACGGCCGCGCCGCGACACTGGCGACGTAGGCCACCAGCTCCTGCCTCCAGGTGTCCTTGCGCATCTCAGTCGCCCCAGACCACCGGGATGGCGCCGCTGACATCCACATGCCGGAAGAACCGGTCATCGGACCGCCGGCGCTGGTTCTGGTCGGAATATCGGCCGGCCAGCCCCTTGGTCAGGAACCGCGCGGCGCTCTCGCACTCGACCTCCAGCACGGATTCGCCGGGACCGGCAGGAAAGCTGATCCGGTCGATCTGGCCCAGGAATATCCGGTGCGGCGGATCGAGGAACGCGCGCGTGGCCGGATCGAGGAAGCCCCTGTGGATCTCCACCTGCGCCAGCCGCGCATCATAACCCCGCACGGCCTCGATCACCTCCGGCGACACCGGCGACATGCCGATGACCTGCCGGCGGATCGTCAGGCCGATCTCTGCAATCACGGGATCGACCCGCAACAGCCCGCCCGCCCCGGCATAGGTCCGCGCGCTGCCATCGATGGTGACCGTCACATCATGCCCGTCGTTCCAGAACCCGACGGCAACCGGCGCCCCGGTATCCCGCGTCTTGCCGGTGATCCTGACCAGCACGCGCGGCACAATCGCCCCGCGTGCGACCAGCGCGGCATCGGTTGTGGCTCCGAAGCTTCTCATTTCAGCGTCTGGACCCACGAAAAGGCGATGCCATCGGTCATGATGCGGCCCGACCGGCCGCCGCCACTGACCGAGCCGGGCACGATCACCGCCTTGCAGGCCGGGCGGTGCAGCGTCACCGCCGCGCCGATGGTTGCACCCGGCCGGATCGGCGGCACCACCTCCAGCAGGGCGGTGGTTCCCGAAGGCGCCGGGACCGCCACATCGACGACCTGGTGCAGGGCGTGCCGGGCCGGCGATCCGTACTGGAACCCCAGCATGTCGCCGGCCGCCAGTTCGTAGTTCAGCGGCAACCCGCCGACCGAGATCAGCCGCGCATCCCCATTCAGCGCGGCGATCACCGGCGATGCCGTCCAGACCTTCGCGCCGCGATCCCACTTCGGCCCGGTCTTGCGCGGATCGAAGGCCATGAAACTGGCGCCGGCCGATGCCAGCCGCGCCAGCGTCGCCTCCAGCCATTCGACCTTCGGCGATGCCGCCGCCAGCACCATCGCATCGCCCCGCCACAGCCGCGTTCCGATGTCGGCCACGATCACCTCGCCGCCGGCTGTTCGCGACGACTGCGTTGCGGCCGGCAGGTCGAAGCTGACCCTCTCGAAATGCAGCTTGCCCCAGAAGTCGGCGGCAGGCAGCGGGAATGCCAGCATCAGCCGCGCCCGCGCGGGTCTCTGGTGGCCTGAGCGACGCGCTGCGGCGCCACCTGCCGGTCATAGATGCGCAGGCCGGCCTGCACCGCCTCGCGGGCAATGCGCGCGACCTCCATGTCGCCGTTCGCCCCGGCCAGGTTGATGTTGATCGCCACCGGGCCGCGCTGCCCGCCGCCGTTCGGCGCGATCATCCCGGACGTGCGCGGCATGAACAGCTCAGGGCCGCGCTCGCCGACGACATACGCGCGCCCGGCCGCCACCGGGCCGCCATTGGCCCGGAAGCCGCCGAACAGCGACCCGAGGAACCCGCCCAGGCCGCCGCCGCCGCCAAGTCCGCCGACCAGCGACTGGAAGGCGCTGTTCGCCGCCATCCGCGCCAGCTGGTCCAGAAGGTCCGCGATCACCGACTTGACGCTGGCCGCGCCCGTCACCAGGTCCGCGAAGGCGTTCTGGAACGCGCCCTCGATCTCCTTGCCGACCTCGGTCAGTTCGCCCATCCGCGCACCAAGGTCGGTGATCGCCCGGTTGTAGGTGTCGGCATCGATCACCCCGGCCTCGAACAGCCGCTCGATGTTCTTCTGCTCGGTCGCGTATCTTTCGGCCTCGGTCCGGGTGGCCTGGAACAGCCGCTCGCCCTCGCGCAGCAGATCGTTCTGTGCGCGCTGAACCTCGGACATGCCCCCGCCGGCACCCCTGCCGCCGCCACCGCCCCCGGATCGTGCCGGGGCGGGCGCCGCCGGCGCTGCCGGCGCCTGCAGGCGGCTGTCCTGGTACTGGCCATAGATCAGCGCCGTGATCTTGTTGGCGCGGCCCGACTGCAAGTCGCGCTGTGCTGCGGCAGTCTCGCGCTGCGCCCGCGTCACCTCGCCGAACCAGCGCGCAGCCTCCTGCAGGGCGCCGGACAGACCGCCGGCCTGATTTATGGCACGGCCAAGCGACTCGAATACGCCTTCGACCTGCACCTTGACCTGAGCCATGGCTGACTGCGCTTCCAGCATCGCGCTCTTGAGGTCATTGGTGGCGATGGTTGACTGGTCCAGCAGGTCGTTCATCTCGGCGATCAGCCTTGTCTGCTCCTCCGGGCCGGCGGCGGCGGCAAGCTCGCGCAGCGCATCACCAAAGCGGAGCACCTGTTCGACGCTCAGGCCGGTTTCCGCGCGGAAATTCGCGTTCATTTCCGCCGTGACCCGGCCGAATTCCTGTGCCTCTCGGGCCGCTTCGATGTAATCTCCGAACTCGGCCTGAACTGCCGGAATGATCGCCGCCGCTTTGCCCTTGGCGTTCTCGACAGCCAGCTCCCGCTGACGCGCGATCAGCAGCAGGATTTCGGCATTGATCTCGCCATACTTCTGCTGAAGCTCGATCAGGCCATCGATCGACCCCGGAATGCCGGTGTCCTGCAGCGCCTTCAGGCTGGCATTCATGCCATCGGCCGCATCCGCTGCCGACTGGCTGTCCTCGGCCGCCCCCAGCAGCGCGCTGCCTAGCGGGATCAGCACCGCTGCCGCCGTGCCGATGGCCAGCCCCAGGCCACCGAACCCCGACAGCAGCTGCGGCAACTGCTGCGCCAACGCCCGGCTGGCGTCGGTGCCGCCGGCGACCTGCACCGCGAAATCCTGCACCTGGAAGCCCAGGTTCTGCATGCCCTGGCCGCCGGACCGCGCCGCGCGGTCGAACCGCACGATGTTGTCGGCCTGCTGCGCCAGTCCCTGCGTGACCCGCGCATTCGCCCGCCCGAAATTCTGCGCGATCTGGTCTGCGCGGTCCTTCGTCAGCTTGGTCGCCCGCGCCATCGCGGCTTCCATCTGGCGGGTCGATGCTTCCAGCCTGACCAGCAGGCGCTGTTCGTCGGTAGGCATTACTGCAACCATCCCATCTTGCGACCCAGATCATCCAGTGCGCCGTATTCCTCGTCCGACATTGCCGGGCCACCTTGCGGCCGGCTGCCGCCGTTTGCCTTCCGCAGGCCGTCGCAGCAGGCCGTGAATTCCCACAGGCCCATGGCGTCCACCTGTCCGGGCGTGAATCCCATCACGGCCCCGGCGCCGTAGAAGCCGCTGAAGGCCCATCGCCCGGCCCCGGTGTTTCCGGGGCCTGCGGCTCCCCCACCGGATCGTCCTTGACCCCGACCAGCGCTGCCGACAGCACCAGGTGGGCCGTGACCTTCAGGTCGATCAGCGATGTGGTCAGAACAGCGGCTTCGACCAGACGAGACGCCTCGCTTTCGCCAAGGCCGCCACCCTTCAGCCCGAGGCGGATGACTGTCAGCAGGTCGTCCACCTGCCAGTCGCCGCTGGCGATCCGCCGCAGCACCCGTTCCGGCCCGGCGTCGCACTTCTGCTGCAACGCCCTCAGCTCGCCGATCCTCAGGGCAAAGGCATGCTCGCCCCCGCCCCACGTCAGCAGATCGATCCGGCCATGCATCAGGGGATGTCGTTGTAGGTGATGCCGCCAGAGCTGACCAGCGTCACCGAAACCTGCGCCTGCTGGCCGCGCTCGCCGGTGATGCCCCATTCGGTCAGGTGGAACAGCCCGGCGAAATACTTGCCGTTCACCGTGTCGGTCGGCAGGCCGATATAGACGCGCGCATTGACCGGGTTGGTGCTGTAGGCCGCCGCCTGCCATGTCGCAATCGCCTCGGCCGCCAGCGCGCCGCTGCCCGTGACCGTGATCGACAGGTTCTCGACATCGCGCGTCACCCAGGCCGGCAGGTCCGGATCGTCGCAGTCGGCGACATTCGTCTCGTTCATGCCCTTGCTGAACGTGATCTCGTGCGATGTCAGGCCGCACGGACGGGCGAAGATGCCGGGCGTCGCGGTCTCAAGATAGATCGCGACCCGCGCACCCTTGAAGGTCGTCGGCAGTGCCATGTCTCAACTCCTCGATCTGGCGCAGCGCGCCTGTTGCCGTGTGCTCGCGCACCGCCGCAGCCGTCAGGCCCTCGGGCCTGTCGCCTGCCCTGATCTGGCGGAACCAGCTCTTGCCGCCGATCAGGAAATCCCGCGTCGCCTCGTGACGCGCCCGCCTAGGACGTGGCATCCGCCCGGATCGCCTTGCGGAAGGCCGCGCTCATCTTCGCCTTCACCGACTTCCGGTTCGCGCGGTACGCCGGAAAGAAGAACGGCCGCGCCGTCGCCCCCGGGTGCTGGGGGCCGGTGCCCTGCAGCTTGCCCCGCCGCCCTTCGCGGGGCAGTGCGGCCCCTTCGCTCAGGCTGTGCGGGCGGGTGCCATATTCTACGAACCGTGCGTAGAAGACCTGCTGCGACCCGGCGTAGATCGTGATCCGCATCGTGCCGTAGGACTTGATATTGATGGATCCCCGGGCCTTGACCGTTCCGATGACCATGGCGCCCTTCGGCGCGTCGCCCCATGTCCAGCCGATGCTGTTCTTCAGGTCGCCCGATTTCACCTCGACAAGCCGCTTGGCCATGTCCACGACCTGCTGCGCGGACGCTTCCATGGTCTGCGCCAGCGCGGCCCGCGCGCGCTCCGGGATCGCCTTGAACCGGCGCTCCAGCGCCGCAAGGCCCTCGATCTTCGCCTTCACAGCGCCTCGACATCGAAACGGAATTGCAGCACCCCGTGATGGGTCAGCCCGTCCGGGTCCTTCACCAGCCGCGCCAGTTCCATCCGGCTGTCGGCCAGCGCATGGGTCGCCAGCGCCAGGTCGGCGTCGTGCAGCGCCCGCCGGACCGTTTCCATCAGCGTCTTGCAGGTCACCCGCCCGACACTGTCGGTCCAGACATCGATCTGGATCGTGATTTCCAGCAGGTCGGCACATTCGGCATCGGCCGGCACCATGTCCTCGGGACCGAACGACAGGTACGGCTTGACCGCATCCTCGGGCACCCGGTCGTACAGCTTCACCGGCGCCAGCAGCGGCGTCAGCAGCGCATGGATCGCCCGCTGCAACTCCTCGGCCGGACTAGCCATCCGCGACCCCGGCCATGGCAACCATCTCGATCTCGCTCCGGCTGTCGGTCAGCGCCGCGCTCTTGACGTTCCACGAGCGCCCCGACACCACTTCGCGCGCGCGCCACGCATGCCCGACCAGCTTGGTCTGCGCGCTGGCCCAGACTGTCAGGATGGCCGGCTGCTCGCCTTCAAGACGCGCTGCCTGGACAGCTTCGCCGCCGCGCAGGAACCGGATCGCCACCCATGCCCTGAACTGCTCGGCCCAGCCCCCCAGTTCGTTGCCGGCGCCGTCCGATGCCGCGACACGGCGGTCAAACGCCATCAGGTACGTCTTGGCGCCGGCGGTCATGGCCTGACCCGCGACATGGCGCCGATCAGCGCCTGCGCGCTAAGCGGGATCGATGTCGCACCGTCGCCGGACACCGCCTCGCGGTTGCGGTACCAGTGGCCGACGATCAGCTTGACCGCCTGTTCTGCCACCGGCAGCAGCTGGGCCGGCATCGCCGCCGTATAGGCCACCACCACGCGGGTGACGGTGGCCGTGCCACTGCAATCGATCCAGGCACCGGCAGAGGTTTCCGACAGCGTCGCTTCGTCGGGCAGCACCGTCACGTCGCCCTCGTCATAGGCGGTCAGGGCAAAGCCGGTCACGTCCGGCAGTGCCAGGCACAGCCGGCCCCAGCCGTCAAATTCCTGCTGCCACTCCTGGCTTTGGATTGTCCGACCCAGAACGCCGGACCAGCCATCGAGATAGGCCATCGCGGCATCAGTCAGGCCCTGGATCAGCATGTCCTCCTCGTCATGTGTGACGCGCAGGTGCTGTTTCATGTCTGCCAGCGACACCAGCGGCGCCGCCGGTGGTGTCACCAGGACCGGGACTGTCTTCACGACTGCGCCTTGTTCTCCGGCGCCCCGCCGCGCGACTTCGCCCCGTCACGCAGGGACGGGTCCGGCTTGTCGGCGGGCAGCTTGTCGTCGGCCCCGGTCACGATGGCTTCGACGGCCTCGATGGCCTCGGATTCGGTCGCCGCCTCCACCAGCTCGTCGGGGCAGGTCTCGCCGATACCGAACTCGCGCGGATAGACGTCCCCCGGCGCCACGCCGAAGAAGGGCTTGGTAAAGCGATACATTGTGGATCTCCTGATCGGGTTGCCCGGCCGGCCCCGATGGACGGCCGGGTCTTCTGGCCTCGGCCGGATCAACGGCCGCGACGGGTCACGACGTTGCGCACTTCAGCAGCTTGATCGCCTGGGTGTTCCGCAGCTTGCCGCCGACGCGGCGGCGGGCATACCACTGGACGAACCCCGGCAGGGTGATCTCGTCGCGGGTCACCCGCAGGCCGACGCGGTCGGCAATCAGGTAGCCTTCACGGAAGTCGCCGAAGGCCAGCGGGAAGGCGTTCGCCGCCACCGCCGGCATGTCTTCCGCCTCGACCACCCGGTACCCCATGAAGGTCTCGGGCTGGTTCGCCGACAGCGACGGCTGCCACAGGTACTGCCCCGTGCTGTCCTTGTACTTCCGCAGCGCGCCCATCACCAGCTTCGCGGCCACCCAGGTGGCATTCTGCCGGTACCTGGCGCGCAGCGAATAGACCATGTCGATCAGCGGATCGGGCGATGTCGGCAGCGCCGAGGCCTGCCCGGACGGGATGTACTGCAGCGTGCCAAAGGCGCGCGACGCATCCACCGTGGCCACCGGTGTCGGGCCCGCCAGGAAGCCGGTCGGGCGATTGGTGCCGTTGCCGCTGACGAACGCCGTGCCCTCGCCGGCTGCCAGTGCCTCGGCAATCGACGTGACAAGCCACGATTCGACGTCGAAGAACAGATCGTCCAGCGCTTCCTCGCTGGTCCTCGGCCGGGCGGATGCCGTGCCGAAGGTCGGCGCCACCTCGGCAAGGTCCGGCGTGTTGGTCTGCGACCTTGTGCCGGCTTCCGCGACCCACTCGAACGCGGCCCCGTTCACATCGAACAGTTCCTTGTAGTCCGGCGTGCCGACCATGCGCACCGTGGCGATCTGCCGGATCGGGCTCACGTCCAGCATCAGGCGCGCGATCTGCGACTCGATCTCCTCGGGCAGCGCGAAGCCGCCCGCCGATCCCGTCGTGGTGACAACCTGCGCCGCGCGGGCCTCGCGCTCGCCGGCCGCTGCCCGCGACTGGATCGCCGTCCGCGCGGCGGTCAGCCGGTTGTGCCGGACGCCGTCCAGCGGGCTGCGCATCCACGACAGGAAGGCGTCGCGGTACTCGGCCTGTTCCGGCGTGGTGCTCGTCTCGCGCGCACCCGCGCCGCCCGGCCGCGCCGCGCGCGTCTCCAGCGACTCGATGCGCTTGCGAAGGTCCGACAGCCGGTCGATCTCGTCGCCGATCTTCTTCAGCTTCGTCTCGGTCACCGGATCGGCGGCGCCCTTGGCAGCGATTTCGGCCAGCCGTGTATCGTTCGTCGCCTTGAACGCCTCGAAGGCGGCACCAAGGCTGTCGAGCGTTGCGGCCAGCGCGCTCAGGTCGGGTGCGGCATCGCGGCGCTCCCAGGCGCCATGCGCGGCCACGCGCGCCTTGAAGGCGGCATGATTGCGGTCGTGAAACATAACGGGTCTCCCGTTCAGGATTGAAGGGCAAGACGCAGGCGGGTTGCCGCGTCGCTGATCCGCCTGCAGGCTTGCTCGTCCTCGCGACGCTTGCTGCCCAGGCGCATGACGCCCGAGACGAAGTCCCGGGCCTCTGCCTTGCTCATCCCTGCCTCGCGCAGGATCAGCTCGGCGTCTTTCGGTGTCTCGATCCGCTCGATCTGGCCGGCAGACCTGACAGTGGTGATCCGGGCCGCGCTGTTGGCCGGGAAGGTCACAAGGCTGACCTCCCACAGCTCGATCTCGCTCAGTGTGCGGACCCCGGATTTCTCGTCATAGGACCAGTTGATCGACCTGAAACCGATGGACAGCCCGTTCAGGCCGCCAAGGCGCAGGATTTCCAGCGCGTCCTTGCCGGCCGTGGTGCCGGCGGCAATCGTGCCGCGCACCTTCAGGCCCAGCCTGTCTTCCTCCATCGCGGTCCAGACGCCGATGGGCATGTCCTCGCGATGTTGCCACAGCATGGCGGGCAGCGTTCCGGCCTGTCTGTGGCTTGCCAGCGATGCCGCGAACGCACCCGGTGCGACGATGTCGTCATAGGAATCCCGAACGCCGAAGACCGAACCGTAGCCTTCGATCTCGCCCTCGGTTCCTGCCAGCCGGACCTCCAGCGGGACGGTCAGTGTGCCGCGGATTTCGCGGGCGGCCTTGCACTCACGCGCCTTCGTCATCGCCCTCTCCTTCCGGCGTCTCTCCGGCATCCATGTTCATCGGCGTCAGCGGTTCATCGAGCCCCGGCAGCGGGTCGAGGCCCTCATGCTGGCGCATCTCGTTCCGGGTCATGATTCCCATTTCGGTCATGGTCCGCGCCCATTGCGCGCGGTCGCGCACCGATCCGGCCAGCATGTAGCGATTGTCGAACCGCACATGCAGCGGGCCGGCTCCGTCCAGGACGCTCTCGTCCAGCCGCTGGCTCCACAGCTGCCGCCAGGGCGCCAGCGTGTGCTTCTCGTGTGCCGAGAAGAACGCCTCGCTCGATGCGAAGCTGGTGTTGTTCTCCGAATGGCCGACCATGATCGGAAAGACGTTGAAGGCCCGGCAGATTTCCTCGACCTGGAACCTGCGTGTCTCCAGGTGCTGCTGATCGACGCTGGTCATCGACATCTGCGTGTAGGTCATGCCCTTGTCCAGCACGGCGGTCCCGAAGCGGTTTCCCTCGGAAAACGCGCGCCACGATTCCTTCAGGTTGGCGATGACATCCGGGCTCAGCGGCTCGGACGTGGACAGGATGCCGGCGGGGCGGCCGCCATTGGCGCTCAGGCTGGCCTGATGGCTTTCGGCGGCGATCGCCAGGCCGATGGCCGAGGCCGCGATCTGGACGGCGTCGAGGCCCTTGTGCCAGTCCCAGTTCCAGTTCGGCAGGTGAAAGACCTGGTCGCGCGTGAAGTTGCCGACCAGGCCGAATTCGTCGCTCACCCGGTAGATCGTGTCATACCGGCTGATCTTCTCGATGCTGTACCGACCCGGCGCCACCGGGATCAGTTCGCGCAGGCGGCCCCCTGCCTCGACCTTGATCGCCAGCGCGTTGCCGGTCAGGACGGCGTGCAGGGTCATCGTGCGCCGGAACTCGAACGATGTCTGCATCTCGTTTGGCCGCCGGTTCAGCAGCCGGTAGACCGGCTCGTCCCGCGCCTCCTCGCTGCCGCCATCCTTTCGCTTGCGGAAGACGCCCAGCTCGGGCGTGGCGACGCCGTCGCAGATGACCTTGGCGCAGGCCATGACCGTCGCCACCCGCAGCGCCATCTCGTTGCTGACATAGATGTTGCCGGCCCCGATGCCGCCATCGATCCGCCGGACGATCTCGTCGAAAGATCGTGTCTTCGGCGCGCTTTTCCGGCCGAACCACGGCAACTGCAGTCTCACAGCACCACCATTGCCTGTTCTTCCAGATAGGACCGCCGCGACGCGGCAACCGGATTTCTCTGCATCAGCATGGCCGCGTTCAGCAGGGCGACCAGCGGATCGATCTTGGCCTTGCCGGACACCTGCTTGGTGATCAGCACCGCGTTGCCGCGCTGCTCGACCCGGGCATTGCCCATCACCCAGTTCATCATCGGTTGGCCGCAATGGACGAAGGTTCCGTCCAGCAGCTTTCGCTCCAGCCCCCAGACCGCCGGTGACAGCCGGCTGCCCTGGCCGACAGCCACGGTGCGCGGCTCGTCGATTCCCTGCAGCGCCAGCTCGTCGACCAGGGCGGCAACGCCGTAGGGATCGAGACCGACCGCATGCTCGCGCGGCAGCAGTCCCGCCTGCAGCATCCGGGCGCAGATCGCGGCGACCTCCTCGATATCCTGCGTTGCCGTCTCGCAGATCACCACGTCGCCTTGCGCCGCAAATCCGGTCAGCAGCGAGGCGATGTCCTTGCGCTTTTTCAGGACCACCGGATGCGCCCAGGCGCGGGTCCAGCCCTGCCAGACCTTGGTGCCGGCATGCCGACCGATCACCGCCATTCCCAGCAGGTCGTCAAGGCCACCGCCGTCGATCCCGATTGTGACCACGTCCGAGGTTTCCATGATCCTTTCCAGATCCATGGACCCGTCGCCGGCCGCCATCCAGAAGTCGGCGCCGGTCCAGCGATTGTGGTGCAGCGCCAGCCCGACCTCGACGTTCAGGTGCTGCGTCGCCCATGCGATGACCTCTTGCGCGCCGTCGGCCTCTGCCCGGTTCAGGCCGGAAACCATCCGGTCTATCGAGATCGACCGGCCAAGGTTCGGCGTCACCAGGTGCCACTGCGCCGGGTCGCGCCACGGCTGCGCCGGATCGGTCTGCATCTCCTCCGGAAACTCGTACAGCACCGGCAGCAGCCGGGCGCCGTCGCTGATCCGGCCATCCCGCACCGCCCGCGCATACTGCAGCTCGCTGGCGAAGACACCGGCCGGCGGGTGATCCGACTGCGTCGTGATCATCAGCAGCAGCGACTCCGGGAACGGCATCATGCCGCCCCTGATCTGGCGGATCACGTCGGCCGCATAGGCAACGCTGCCGAGGATGTGCAGCTCGTCGATGATCGTCAGCACCGGCTTGCAGCCCGTCAGCACGTCCATCCCGAAGGTCCGGATCATCAGCCGGGATTTCGTCGTCCGGTCCCGGATCGTCTTGAGGTGATCCTGAACATGGAAGCGCTTCACCAGGAACGGATCGGCCTCGATGATTCCCTTGGCTTGCTCGAAAGCCACCTCGCTGATCTTCTGCGTCGGACCGATCAGCAGCATGTCGGCATGGCGGCGCTGGCAGACCAGCGCGAAGACGATGGCAATGGCGGCGCCATTGGTCGTCTTGGCATTCTTCTTCGGCACCAGCAGCAGGACTTCCCCGACCTGCCTCTGTCCGTCCATCCCGGACGATCCGAAGATCGCGCGGATGATCCCCCGTACCCAGTCGCCGCCCGCCTCGGCCATGGTCGGCTGCCCCGGCACGTCCGGCAGGCGCAGCGCGTCGTAGATCGCTACTGCGCGCGTGGCCGCGCGCTCATCCAGCGGCAGGTCGGCAATCGGCAACCGCCCATCCTGGATGCGCTCGAACCAGTCCGGACAGGCAAAGTCGAACGCCATCGCGGATCAGTTCGGCAGGTCCTGGGCGTCGTGCGGCGCCAGAAGGTCCTGCCAGCGGCTGTCGGGCTGCTGTGCATCCTTCGCCGCCATTTCCTTCTTTCCGAGGCGCGGTGCCTTCGCCGGTGTCATGGCCTTCGGCAGGTCACTGACATCGGCGACATCGGCGATGCGGCGGATTTCCTTGATCGCCGAAACGTTGCCGGCCTCGGCCGCCTTGTCGAGCTGCAGCAGCGTCCGGCCCCTGACCTCCTGAACCGCGATCTCGCGGGCGCGGCCGAGGTTGATCTTGCCATTCCGAAAATAATGCTTGCGCAGCGTCGGCGCCGAGATGCCGATTTCTTCCGCAATCGCGTCAATCGTCCACTTCGCTATCAGCAACAACCTGATTTTCTTGGCATTTGTGGAAGTCGGGATATGGCCGGTCCGGCCTTGCAAACCCCTGCCTTCCGGAATAGGGTCGCCAAGCAGATCGAAATCGCGGGCCATCGGAAAAAAACCTCTCGATTGAGGGGACGCGGGTCTAGCAAATCACCCCCTCCCCAACTTTTCACCCCCCCCGAGCCTGCCTGCCCGCTCCTGCGCCTGCTTCGCGCTGTCGTGGCAATCCTTGCACAGCGTCTGGAACGGCCCCTCCCAGAAGGCGTCCGCGTCACCGCGATGAGGCACGATGTGGTCGCAGACCAGCGCCCCGCGCTGGTCGATTGTCACGCCGCAGATGGCACAGGTGAAGCCATCCCTGACCAGCACGGACCAGCGCAGCTTCTGCCACCTCGCGGTGCTGTACCATTTGCGCCACGGCTGCGTCTCGGACCGGACCTGATCGCGCTGCGCCGGTCCCCCGCTCTGCATGACGAGGCGTGATGGCAGCCGCGCCACCCGTCCGGGCAGCGCCTTCAGCCTTGCCATGCCATATCCCTGAAACACCGCGCGCCCGGCAGGTTGGCCTCCGGGCGCGACTCTGTGACGATGACATAGAGGTACCGTCCGTTGCCCCTAAGCGTCAAGCCCCTTTCTTGCGACCGACATCGACCAGCGCCCCGCGCTCATCCAGCGCGCGCTCGACCTGCTGGCCGCTGATGCCGCCCTCGCCCAGCCGGACGGCCACCATGCCGGCGCCCCGGCCCGAGACGACACCGCCACCCCAGGCCATCTGCACCTCGCGGAGTGCGAGCAGCAGCAGCAGCAGCGCCGTCTCGCGCGCCCGGTTCGGCACGATCTGCCGCCCGTCCCGCACCATGGACCAGCCGCGCCGCGTCAGCACGGCACTCAGGGACATCTCGCTGACACAGACCATGTCCACCAGCTCGCGCGCCGTGATCGGTACCCGCTGATCCACCCTGCCGTCACGCCGCACCCGCTGCGGCGCCATGCCGTCCATCCGGCCGAGAACATGGTGCGCCAGCGCCGCCATCTCGGCCAGCCTGATCCGCCGGTCCACCGCACCCTCGCAGCCGGCGCCGGTGCCCGACGACGCCCCCTGCATCGCCCCGGGCGCCGACCCGGCCAGCTGTTCCATGATCGCGCCATAGGCGACCCCGGTCTGGACGATGTCGGGCGGCAAACCCTCGATGGCGCGCAGCGGCGCGGCAAAGGTCTCATGCCCGATCAGGGTGACCCGCGCGCCACCCTCCCACAGATCGACCGGCACGCTTTCCCCGCGCGGGCGTCCGACCGTGGCAGGCCGCGCCGCCTCGACCCGGACCGCCTCGGCCGCGCGCCGTTCGACCGTCACTGCCGGTGCAACCCGGGCCACCAGGTCGGGCCTGGCGCGAACGGTCGGGCCGGGCGGCCCTGCCGTTCTTTCGATCCGTCCCGGCCATCGCCGATCTTGTTGCCGTGTCACTGCTCTACCCCACATCTTGTCTTTGACCGTCAGTCCTTAGGGACTGACTTTTTTCTCAGGGACTGACTTAGGACTGAAAAGGGATTGAGATTTCAGG